TTCAAAATCTTGGAAAAATTCTCAGAATAATTCCGGAAATTCTGGAAATATGGGGGGGAGATCTAGGAGGGGGGATGTTATTTTAAAAAGCATGCTTTTTCTCGAAATTTTTGGAAATATTTGGAATTACGAAAATTCTTGTATATAATTTATTAATTAAAGAAAAGTAGCTATAAATATTATATTTTATATTTTCTGCTTTACTGATTTTAAAATTTTAAAAATAATTTAGCATTTTTCCGAAAATTTTAGAATTACTTTGAAAATTGGAAAATGTTAGTTATAATTAATTATATTAAATAAATAAATAATATATGGAAAAATTATTCGAAAATTTGGTAGCTTTATTTGCCGATGAAAATGTAAATGATGTAAAGATTGATAAAGATGAAAAAGGAAATACAGTAATTATAATTTCTAAAAAGAAAGACAATACTGAACTCCAAAAAATTAGACAAGAAATCGAGGATCTAGATGATGAAATCTTTGAAGCTGCTGCTGCAAAACTCAAAACATCTAATCCTACTGCTTTTAAAGTAATGATGACTCTTGAAGAAAAGAATCCTAATATGGATAACATTAAAGTTGCTTACAAAATCTTCAAAGCTATTGTTAAGGAAATTGTAGAGCAGAGTATTAAAGAACATACTGAAGAAGTAAACAGATTATTTAATAAATACCTTAATAATGAAGGAGAGTAATTCTCTCCTATATAATGTCCGGTAGTCTAATGGTAAAACGGGTGGCTCTAACCCACCATTTCTGGGTTCGAATCCTAGGCGGACATCTAATAATATTTAATGATTATGAATAAACTATTACCAATTAAATTTATGGCAACTGTAGAACAACAATTCAAAGAAATAGTTGAGTTCTGCGAAGAGAATGGACTTGCCAATGAGCAGGAATTTTTAGATTTTATGGATAGAATGAATAAACTCAGTGTAAAATATTAATATGATATTCTACCACGGAACTACAAAAGAAAACTGGGAGCAGATACAGAAAGATGGCGAGTTGTTCGGATATGATCGTATTCTAAGTAATGACAGAAAAACTGTACTCCAAGAGTTCAGAAAAACATATTTAGCTGTAGATAAAGAGGAAGCTGAATGTTATGGTGATGTAGTTCTTGAAGTTGAATACGATCCTTATAGAAAAGATGCTCAATGTAACAGCTTTAATAAAGACTGTTGGCAATTAAGAGTATATGAACCAATACCAATTAATAAAATTAAAAGAATAAAATAATGGAAATCTCAGTTAGTGAGTTAAATGAACTCTTACAAAAAGAATTTGATAGAGGAAGGCAATGTCCTATTCCTCAAATAAATATTCCTTTTCAGCAAGTAAAAGATTGGAAACCAGAATTTTATACTACTTGTGATAATATTCCAGAATATGTCACTGCATTTTAGGTCAAAGACCAGTAATGTACACAACAACTACATCAAATTGTTATAATACAAAAGACGAATAATAAAAAAGGCGAGCCCGTGAAAACGAGTTCGCCTTTATTGTTTTATTCGCTAATCTTAATAATTTATTGTTTCTTAAGACTTTCTTTATATTTATTATATTCTCTTTCTTTTATTTCACGCTCTTGTTCATAACGCCTTGTATGTTCTTTAGATGTCATATCTTCCCATGGTTTTCTACTGCCTAATTCTTTGTCCATTATCTTCTGCAGTTCTTCAGCATGGTCATGCATCCATCTAAATTTTTCCTCTGTTGCTTTTCTGGCGTGGATAACATACAATCCCAATGCTGTAGGACCACTTGTAACAAATAAGGCGGAAGGCAATTTTCTTGTTACAAAGTCATGTTTCTTTTTTAACTGCCTAACTAATTCATTACGCTTTTTAAGCTGATTTTTTAGTATACTCATAGCATTAGACTCTTCTGCATTCCAATTAGGACTACGAGTTCTTATGGTATATTCGTTTATGGATTTCAATCTTCTAGCAAAATTTAAAAATTCACCAAATGAACTACTAGGTTGTTTTGGTATAAATAAATCAAGATCACTAACAGCACTAGGATCACTAAAACCCCAACGACTATGTAAATTAGGTAAATTATCACCAAAATACTAAAGCTCCCTTAAATTAACTACAGGCTAATCTACTTCTTTTGGGTTTATTGATCTTTCATATATATTCTTTGTAGCCCCTGCGTCACTTTTAACATAAGTAGCTTCAATCATCTCCTCACTTGGATTGTCTACATCCCAATCATAATTTCTTATTTTATTTCTATATTGTCTAAGTTGTTCTGCCAGAGGCTTACTTCTATCTATGTTGAAGTCATAACGCACTATTCCTTGATAAGATGCAGAGTTGTAACCACGTTCTTCTGGTCTCATAAATTTATCAGCAATAAATCTACTGTTAGAAGTATAAAGTCCTCTATTACCTAATCTATCTGAAGGATATTCTGCTGGTGTTGTTAAGAATTTTTCTGCTTTTTTATCGTTTCTTGCAGATGCATTATGTGCTTTGACATAAGAAGCACCTGTCGTAGTTTTAGGTATCTGAACACCTATACCTCTAACACTAAGACTTTGGTGTTTTATGAATGCATCCATTGCTTCTTGTGAGAGACCATCAAGTGTTGGATTACGTGATAAAAATATTCCATATTCAGGAGATATAGCTAATAATTTATTAAAATCATTTAATTCTTGTGCAGTTCTTTTCTTTAACTTACTAAAATTAACCCTAGCATCAGCTATACTTTGAATATTATCGAGATTAGCGTCATTTACTGCCTCCCTATATGTTCTATATCCGTTATCTATAGCTTTTTGATTTACATGTTTAGTGTAAGTACTTGGAGCTCTTCTTTCTGCTATATTAGCTGCTATTTCCTCTATTTCATTTTCTTTAATATTAAAATTTCTGAGATAAGGATTTTTTACAAGTTTATTTACATTTTTCGTTACTCTCTTTAAAGGACTTATACCTAAATTATTTAAATTACCATAGGTCTAATTCCATGCTTTATTATAAGCATTAGCAAACCGATTAATTCCAGAAGGTAATAAACTAACTGCTGGGTCAGTAATAAATGGAGAAATTAAATTAGCAGTATTTTCATTAACTCCTAATTTCTATAGTCCTAAACTAACTGGCTGATAAACTCCTGCTCTTTCCATAGGTTTATACATACCACCATATATTAAAGAAGCTGCCGGATTTATAAATGTAGTTCCAGCAACAAATGCGGGTATTAACACTTGTCCAGGTGTTACATCAGTACTTTGAGCATTAGGTGTACCCATCTAATAAAAATCAGTCTTAGCGTTTTGAGTTGCTGCTATTTTAGCATCACGATCTCGTTCAGAATAACTTCTCTTATCTTTATCTTCAGAAATATATCCTCTTCTATCTAAATACTATTGTAACGCTCTTTCTTCTTCAGCCTATTTAATTGCTTCTCTGTCTTCAGCTTGTTTATTCCAATCATAATTAATAGTACTAGATGTCTATGGACTCATTCCAGGAATTGAGGATCTATCTATTAAAAATGGATTTCCGTGCTAATATCGTGGAATTAATTTTGTCATACTCTATTAATTAATTTTTCATTACCATTTTGTGCTATTTCATTAACAGCTTTAATAATTTGATCATCATTATGTAAATCAATAAATCTATCAGTTTTACCCCTTTTAGTTTTTCTAAACGCATCTAACATACGTTGATCAAATTTCTATCCAGGAATTCTAGAATCAAATATTCCTTCTTTCATAAGATTATATCTTAATGCTTGTAAATCAGAATATGATTCGCTAATTTCAGCATCATGTTGTAAATCTCCTAATCCCTTCTATTCTCTAGCTATTAACTTTTCTTTATTTGGTCTTAAGATAGCTTTTACATCTTCAGGAATATTATTATAATTATTACTATAATAAGGAGAATCAGATGGTTTAGTTAAAGTTATACCTTCTGATGAATTTATTCTAGTATTAAATTTTGGATTCCAATGAAACATTTCATGTGTAGCTGTACTTCCTAATCTAAATGGTACTCTTCTTCTACTAGATAGTCCAAATAATAAACCTGAATGAGCATTCATATATTCTGGCATCCAAGTAACTCTTCTACTTTCTAATGCAAAATCAGAAGGAGAGTATGAAAAATTATATTTATTATGCATATTGGCACTTCGTTCAGCAAATCCAGGACTTTTCAAATAATCAATTCCAAATTGTAAACCTTCTTTTACTGCATTTTTCTAATCAATATAACTAACAAAATTTTTATTTTTAAGTCCAAAATATTGATTAAAATATTCTGCAAATAATTTTTGATCATCATTAAAATCTGGATTATACCATCTTTCATTATGCATTACTTTAGAAAAATCATCAGTAGCAGGAGTTTCTAGTGAATAAAAAGCATCTTCTATATCTTTAGCATCATAATTTTCTTTTAACTTAATTCCAAATTTATCCTAAATTCTTTGCCTAAATATATCATATGCTTCATCTACGACTTGTTCATTTGGTTTATTATAAGCATCTCTAACAAATTGAGGATGATAAATTTCTTCAGGAGTCTTAGAAATAAATATAGGTTTATCATCAATCCACTTAACTTTATCAACTCCTCCTACAATAAATTTATCATTAGGAATCTTAGGTTCAACCTGAAATGCTTCTTTTAAAGGCTAAATTGATAGAGAAGATGGAGTATTTTCACTTATTGATGCATAAACCTATTTCAACATATTTTGCATACCTTTATTCTCTACAAATTCTGGTAGTAATGATTCCTAGTATGCTCTATTTATAGTATGATAACTTTTTTCTGGTCGTAAAATTAAAGGCTTATTTGGAAATATTTCTAAATTACCCCCAACATACCCAATCTAAGGTAGGCTTCCATTAAAAGGTGTACCATTATCTATAAAATTATATATTGGGCTAACATCAATTAAAGGTTCTTGAGTGGGAAGTGTAGTATTCTTAATACCTTTTTTTAATCTATTAGATACTACTATTGCTTTAGTTGTGTTAGATGCATTAGCTAATGGTTTATTTAATGCTGGTAATCCATATCCAATTCCAGCAGTGATTGCTGCCTCTTTAGGTCTACCAGTTCCTAAATAATATCCAGATTCTAAAGTAGTCATTAAATATGGAGCTGCCATGTAGCCCATTAAATTAGCAGTATTTAAAGTATTTTGATTAACCTCATCTACTGTCATATCATGATTTGCCCCTAAAGCTCGACCAAAATTAGCAGCCTATTCATTAACTTCCTATTGTATAGCTCTATTATGATCTCTTTGTCTTTGTTCATCACTTCTAGTGTCAGCTTTTAGCTATGGCTATCTTTTTTGAGCAGCTTCAATCTATTTTTGAAGTTGTTTTTGTTCATAAGCTTTTTTTGACTCTGCTATTTCTATTGAATTATAAGGTCTTACATATCTAGTATTATCAGCTACTGCTACTGCAGGTTGCTAAATCACTGGAAATTGAATTCCTCTCTAAGCTCTAGGTATTAATTTTAATTTACCACCACCTTGAAAACTACTATTACCTCTTTGTAATTGACCTACTTTAATTACAGCTTTCTTTTCAGCTTCTTTACGAGATGGAGCTCCACCTTCATATCTTACCTGATAACCCATGGGTCCATTAGGGCCATTAGGGCCATTAGACCATGTGTCACCATTTATGGTTCTTTTTAAAGTTGTATTATCAAGATATACTTCACCTTCTTCACCAAATCTATCATACATTTCTTTTTGCCACTCATTAAATTCATTATCATCAAAACCTATAAGAAAACTATTGAATTGACCAGGTTTATAATTTTCTAATACTCTATATCCTAATTTTCTAGCATTCTTCACAGCTTTATCATAATCATTTTTATCATCAGTTGCTGCTATTTCTGGATGTAAATAAGATACAAATGCAGAATTTATATAATGTATTTTCTTTTTAGGAGTTGTATTATTTTTTATATAATCATTTACGGCTTGATTATATTCATTATTAACATTCATAACTCTATCAACATGAAGAGGTGCTTTAATTCTCTTATCCATATTAATAGGGTAAAAGTTTACATTTCTTTCAATAGGCTTACCTTTATTAAATGTAAACTGTAAAGGAGAGTCAGTGTTGTAAGTGAATCTGGCACTTTGAGGATAAGATTCTTGTACATAAGCTTGACCTTTGTCATCAAATATTATACCATTCTCATTAATAGTATAACCTTGAGGCAGTTGATTTTTATAACCAACATAATTAAGCATACCATTTTGACCTCTAGCAGTAGCAACACTATTGTTTAAATCCCTAACAAAAGCAGGATTAACTTCATACTCAGGTCCAGGATATGCTGCTTGCTCTGCTTTGACAGCATCTTCTATTTCTTTAAAATAAGGTTTACCAACATTAGCTTCCCAATCTTCAGGAGTTATAACAACCTTCTCGCCTTTAGCATTATGATAATGATAAGGATTGTCAGGATCGTGATCTGGGGATTTATTACCTTGTTTATATCGCTGGATTAATTTTACCATATATTATATATTTTTTAAAAGCCCATATTCCAATCAAAGAGTATGGGCTTTATTATTTAATTAATATCCAAGCTACTCCATCTCTTTTCTCATCTCTTCAAGGTTAGTAGAATCTGCAGCGTTAAAAGCATCAAAAGTATTATTTGTTTGTTCTGGCGTTTGGGTTGTAGGAGTTGTTTGTTGTGAATTATTCTATTTAATAATAGATCCAAGAATACCATCACCAAATATAATACTCTTTCCCGCATCCTTACTCTTGTTCTAAACATTTTTTCTTCCAAATAGAATAATAGATGCAGCAATCGGTAGTCCCACTTGTTTATAAAATCCTAAATTTTTATACCGCTAAACTGGAGTTCCATCATAGTAAATATAAGACTTTCTTCCCCAACCTTGAGGAGTTCTAAATATCTTACCCTCTAAGGGTTCAAGTTTACCAGTTTTTATATTTAGAAATTCAGAACCTTCTGGAACTTCTTCACCAAATTTTACTCTAGTTTTTGGAGTAGTTACTGTATTTTTCTTTATATCAGTTTCTGGTCTATAACGACCTTCATACATAAACCATTTTTGAGAAGATACTTCCTATCCAGGAACAATCTCTTCAACAATATGTCCATCTACTGTAGGTTTTGTTTCTATAGTTAATGTACTAGGATCAATAGTTTTTCCATCAATAGTACTAATTGTTTTTGTTTTACCTGGAGCAAAAACTTTAACTCTTTTATTTCTATTATTACCTCCATAACGAATATCAGCTAAAGTTTCATTCTCAATATCTGTTGCTGTACTCTTTGCTGCAGATTCTGCTGCAGTTTCTGCTGCAGTACTTTCCGTAGCTGTTGTTGGTTTAGTTCTAAAACCTTTCCAAGCATTGTTAATTCTCTATCCTAATCCTCCTAGGTAATTCATTTGATTATTATTCCAAGGCATAAAGCTAATAGTACCATCTGTAAATATAGGTTGATATGCTGGAGTAGGAATATAAGAATTAAATCCTTCTACAGCAGCATTCATTCTGGCTCCTATATTTTCTGTTGCTGCTTTAGTAGCCTATTTAACACCTTGAGCAGCACGTTTAGTAGCATTAACTCCTGCAGTAATTGGAGTTTTAACGGGTGTTGCAGCTAAAGCACCTAAACCAAATCCTGTAAATCCTAAACCCATAGCACGTAATGGATGTCCTTGTCTAGATTGCTCTCTAGCAGCTTGAAACATATCATCAGTCATCATAAAAGGATTTAACATATGATTAAGAGTATTTAACTCTCCAGATACAATTTCTTTGGTAGGTCTACTAAAATATTGTTTAGTTGCTTCAGCTACATATGGTGTCACCTCAACTGCAGCTCTAGTAGCTTCAGTATTAGGACGTCCTATAGAATATAAATTATTTCTTTGTTCATTTATATTTTGTTGAAGTTGTTGACGTCTAGCATCTTTTTCCCTTTGGTCATAACTTCTAGGATCTTTATCAGCATTTAAGTAAGCTCGTGGTCTCTTAGCTTCTTCTATTTGCTATTTAGACTTTTCTTCTTTTACTTGTTGTTTTTTCACTACCCTCTGGTTATGAACAACACCAGCACCAAGGCCTCCTGTATTATCTATTACTGGTTCAGGTCTTAAAAATACTTCTAAACCTTGCTAAGCTTTAATAATTTGTTTATTTTCATTAAAATATTTCATAGTATTATTAAATTTCTTTATCCATAACTTGTTTTACACTTACTCCACCTTTTCCACCATACCATTTACTATCACTTGGATTTCCTAACCCTCTTAATACTTTTCTAACTCCACCTACACCACCAAGCCATGCTCCTCTAATAAGTGCTTCCATATTATAACCTAGAGCTTGTGCCATTTTTAAATCTTGACTATTAAAAGAATGTTCAATACTTCTAGCCATTTTTACAGCAGAAGCAATTTGAACGGCTGGATTTCTTCTAAATTCTTCTATACTTAATCCAGAATAATGTGTTATGTTATTTATTTTTCCATCCTACCAAAATTGAAAATATCCGTAAGCTGGAGCTCCAGCAGTGTTCTATATTGTAGGATTAAAATTACTTTCGTGTTTAGCGATATTGGTTAATACTTTTTCAAATCTTTTTGCATCTGGATCAATTTTAACATATTCATCCCAATATTGTTTAAACTATCTATACCCAGGAATAGTTGAATAATTTATTTCCTATTTTTGCTCCTATTTTTGTTCCTATTTCTTTGGAGGATTGTATGGAGTAGTGAACCAATCAGGAAGAATTTTTTGTGGAGTTTGTGGAGTTTGTGTTGTCTACTAAAGACTAACAGGTGGTATATAATCAACTATATAAGGTAATTGAAAATTCTATTTATTAGGTTTAATAAACTCTGGGACACTTCCAATAAAATAACCACCATCTTGAAATTTCATACCTAATTTATTAGATGGTAATCTACCTCCTCCAAACCAATGTGTATCAAAATATTTATTATTTAAGTTCCATTCTCTTATTCCAGTTACTTTGTTAGGTGAACCTTGAGCAACCTAAATAATACCCTCTCCAAGTCTATCTGTATTAGTTACAATAGCAACATGACTTACAAGATTTTTTGATGATAAATTAGAATTAGTTCCTTTTAGAAAAACTAAATCTCCAGGTCTTAAATCTGCTTTATTATTAATTGGAATAACTTGTGTATAAATACTTCTACTATCTCCAGTTAAATTTGTATAAACGTGTCTAACAAAATCAGAACAATCATAATGCCCCCAACCTTTACTTTGAATACCAATATGAGGTTGTAATAATTTTCTTAAATTATCATCCATTTGAGCATTATTAAAATCAAGACGTCTAACACTAGATTTATTGGACTAAGTAGTAGGTTTTGCGACAGATGGTGTAGTAGTTGTAGTAATTACAGGTGTATCATTTACAAATTCTCCTCCACTTAAATCTTCATCTGGATCTACTAAATCAGAATCTTCTGTAGACTATTTAGTTTGGATTGTAGGGTAAACTATTTCATCTGTTATAAACAAATTGTTTTGTTCCTATTTCTTTTGGTAAGGAGTAGGATCTGGAACATCTATAAATAACTTACTGATGTCTTGTAATTCTTGTTCTGGTATTAACATTCCTCCCTATTGATGTTTCCATTTTCTAGCATTATCTGCAAAAGTTGCTCTTTTTCTTGTTACAGGATTAGAACTATTCTTTCCTTTTTGAATACAAGCATCAGTTACCTTACCTCCACAGTATGAAGTAAAAGATCCCCTATTTTTCTTTTTTATATGTATTCCAGACTTACCAATTGGAATAAGTTTAGTAGAATTATTTATAGAATCAATTATTTCTTCTTGTGGAGAAATATCATCATAAAAATTAATTGAGTTTAATTGAATTTTCATTATTCATATCCTTTAATTTTGTTTTAACTAATAATATCGCTAAATTTAATAAATTCAAAATAAATAAAGGTTAGAACAAGTTTATGAGATTCGACTTCTTGCGAATTGTATTTATTTGTTTATTTAAAAACAATTATAAACATTAAACTGTGAAAAGATTCAGTAAACTCACAACGCAATTGTGGCTAGCAGTTATACTAGTGCTTTTTGGCATCGGTTTACTGATAGCCTCATTTTGGGTTCCTCCAACTGGTGAGATTCATTCTTCTGTGCTTGTAGCATATGGAGAAACACTAACATTCGTAGGGGCTTTAGTAGGTGTAGATTATTCCTATAAATATAAAATAGGAAAAGACAAAGACGAATAAAATTAGAAATATTAAAAATTAATGATAATGAGTATGCAAATTGATAAACAAAACGGAGCTATCGCTTTTAATGAAGAGAAGCATCGTTATTGGAATGTAAATGATGAAAGTAAAAAATTCATTTCAGTAACTACTTTAATTGAAAAGTTTGGTCAACCATTTGATCGAGATTTTTGGAGTGCTTATAAAGCACTTGAAAAATTAATACCTCCAGATAGTTGGAAAGTAGAAAAGAAATCACTTCTTAATACCAAACGATTCGATAAATCAATTTTAGGTGTATATGATATTACTGAAAATGAGTTTAACAAAACTCAACAAGATATTTTAGATGCTTGGGATGAGGAAAATAGAAAATCCTGTGAACGAGGAACTAGAATACATGCTCAGTTAGAAAATGAATTTTATGCTGGTGGCAAAAATGTTGAGTTAAAGAAGTTTGGCTTAGGTGGTAAATTTGAATGTAGACGTAATTATACTGAACTTGATTTACCTTATGGAGTTTATCCAGAGTATTTAATATCAAGAACATCTGATGATGGTATTCTTAATATTGCTGGACAGATAGACTGCTTAGTAAAAAATGGTAATGAAATTGTTATTATTGACCACAAGACAAATAAGAAATTAGATTTAAAAGGAGGTTTTAACACTACAACAAAATCATCTGTTAAGATGTTATATCCATTAAATAATTTAGATGATTGTAATTTTAATCATTATCAGTTACAATTGTCTACTTATGCTTGGATGTTACAGAAAATTAACCCAAATTTTGTAATTAAAGATCTCATTTTAAATCATTATGACCATGAAGGAAACAATACTCTATATCATTGCGATTATTTAAAGACTGAGGTAGAACGTATGCTAGCATTTTATAAGAAAGACCTTATAAAACAAATGCAAAGAGCAAAAAGAACTCCTATAGAATACTAACCCTTATCTTTTTATAAAAGAGTATTTTCTGCCATTTTAAGGTAATATCATTTCAATTCTTTATTAAGGGTTATTTAAATTTTAATAGAATGAAACTACCAGTCGGACAAATAGTACAAGGCCATCTTAATGAATTAGTTGGCTTAAATGAGGATATCTCAGAAAAAAGATTATAGATATGCAAGAAATGTCCTATATACTCAGCAGAGTGGGGAGGCGTCTGCAATAGGAAACTTTGGTTAGATCCTGACACTAACAGGGTATCTTTAAAACCTTTAGAAGGTTATGTACAAGGGTGTGGTTGTCGACTCCTAGCTAAGACAACTTTACCTAATGCAAAATGTGTAGCTGGGAGATGGTAATGTATAATTTAAAAATAATGAATTATGAGAAATGAATTAAGTGAGCAAGAAAAACTTGCAAGACAAGTTAGCAAAGTAGATTCCGATGCTATATTTTTTAATGTAAATGATAAAACTTTAGATGAACACATTGATAATATGAAACGTGAGAAATGGAATGATAGTGTTCAGAAAATAGAGGATAAATTTGCTAACCATGAAACTAAATTACAAGAAGCTGCTGATGAATATGCAAAAAATTTAAATGGTGTACAAATAATGCCTATTGCTAATTATGTTATTGTACGACCATTTAAGGAGAATCCATTTCAAAAAGTAAAAGTCGATCCAAGTTCTGGCCTTATCATAGATTTAGGTGGAATGGTTCCTGAATATAAGAGTAATGAATCTGGTGAATATGAAGAAGCAGAACAAGTGATTAAAGTGGGTGTAGTCATTGAAGCTGGTCCTGAATGTAAATGGCTTCGTAGTGGAGACACTATCATGTGGGCTAAAATGTCTGAAGTAGTAGTTCCTTTCTATAACTTTGGATTTAGACTAGTTAATGAAACTAGAGCTATCTGTGTAATTAATGATGATTTAAACGAAAGATTTAACCTTAAATAAAATTATTATGGAAGAAAAAGTTTTCTTTTCCCCAGGTGATGTTGTAACTATTCGATAGGACATTCCAAATAAACCTATCATGCTTGTTGTTAAAAAAGTAAACAGTATGATGAAACATGACGATGATAAAGAAGGGATCCTAAGAGGAATACGTTGCAGATGGTTTACTAAAGATGGATTCATTCAAGAAGATGTATTCAATACTAAAGACTTAGAATTAGTAAAATGAATAAAATAAAGTATTTTCAAATAGGAGGTACAGCTCTCTCTGACGATCAATCTTATATTGATGGGCAAGTTATTGTAAATCCTCGTAGTATAAAAACTAGAAATTTTTGGGATAAATTAACTCCTTGGGATACTCAAAATGAAAATGACCTTAAATCATTATATGAACGAGGTTTTATTTATTAGGGAGAAAACGGAAAATTATATCAAGCTGGAAAATCTTACGAAGGGGATGAACAAGTAGGTTGGAAACAATTTGCTAGAAATATAAAAGATTATAATGAAAAGACGGAAAGAGCTGCAAGATTAAGAGCTTAGTATGGAGAATCTCCACAAGAAGCTAATGCTCAAGGAGCCAACGTTAGAAGAGAACTGGACAGAGGAGCTAATTATGTTAGAATTACCCCTAGAACTTACAATGTTGCTCTTAAAAAAGGAGAAATGACTTCTGCTTACAACGCATTACTTAAAGCTTTATATGATAATAAAAATCATGATGTTTTAAGAAAAATGTCTTTTGATAATAAAATTACTGACGAAACTCTTAAAACATATTTAGGTGATAATGAACTCAATGCTGAATATTTGAAAGGATTAGGTTTAAATGATTAGCAATCTGCTAATATATTAAATTTAATGCCTAAAGATCCTAATAATCTTCCAGCAATTACTGCTAGAGATGTACCTGACACTTTTAAGGCTGATTAGTATTCTGCATTTGCAAATGGACTTGATGCAAACGCCGACGATTATAATTCTAGACTTTATAATAGAGTATTAGGTTATAGAAATGCACATAATTTAGCAGAAGATGCTACATTACCTTCGGACTTAGGAAATCTAAGATTTTATAATGATTATTATGTCCATAGACAAGGTGATGAAAATTTTTATTCAGGACCTGATAATATATATGATGCCTCAGGTAGACAAAGACAAAAAACAACTACAATAAAGAAAAAAGGTGGTATTATGAAATATTTTCAAGCAGGAGGTGCTGTAAATCAACAACAAATTAATTAGGAATAGACAGCACAACAAAGAGAATTTTTAAAGAGTGCCTTTGCTGCTGCAGCTAAAGGAGATATTGAAGGGTTAGCTAAAATGTTTGGAATTTAGAATCAACAGCAATTAAATCAATTTGTTCAAATTGCTACTAAAATAAGTAAACAAAAAGATGCTGATCCTGAAATGGCTAGTTTAGCTAGTTAGGCTTTAATAGGATTACAACAAGCTATGAGTGTTAGAGCTGCTAAAGGTGCTAAACTTTAGTATATTCAAAGACTTCGTGGTATTTGCCCAGAAGGATATGAATTAAAAATGTTTAAAGCTGGTGGTAAAGTTTGTAAGAAATGTCAAAAGATTGAAGAAGCCTGTAAAGGTAAAAAGATGGAAGAAGGTGGGGAATCACCAATTGTTCAACAATTTAAGAACGGTAGAAAGTGTAAAAAATAATTAAACCATGAACGCTAATGCAGTAAATGCTATTAATACAGGATATAATTTCTTGGAAGACAGTGTTAATTATTTAGCTAATCTTGTTCCTGGCTCTGAAAGGGATAAAGCTAAGAAACGAAATGCCAAAATAAAGGCAATATATGATTCTTATAATGAAACTTTTAATGGGGCAGGATCTCAAGGTGAATGGGGTTTTCATTTACCAGAAATGGATTATGGTAAAGAAGTTTTAATACCTTTAGCAAGGGATATTGGAGAAAATATATTGTATAGAAAAAGTCAACTCCTAGCTGAAAATTGGTTTAAAAATAAAAACACTGCAAAAGATGATGTTCCGTTTGCTGAAATTCCAGAAGGGTAGACAGATATAAAACCAGGAGGTTTAATAGAAAACCCAGTAGCAGCTGCAGGATCAGGAAATCCAAATGTTGAAAATAACATGGGAATGGTTGCTATAAATAATCCTGTTAATATGGCTTTTCCTGGTAATTTTTTAAAAGGAATGAATTTAAGTCCTGAACAAGCAGCTAATATTGCTTAGATAGCAATGATGTTTGCTAAAAAAGGTACTAAACTTATTCCAAGACAAAAATAAATCTTATGATAAAAATATTTCAATATAATAATGCTAATGGCAATGTAGAACTTAATTTACCAGAAATAATATTGGTAAGTGAGTTTCATGAGTTAATGAAAGAGGAACGAAATATTTGTGCAGAAGATAAAGAAGGCAAATTTAAATTAAGAGCTTTTAGAGAATTTACATACATATATTTAGCATTAGATTGGTAGAGTCCTTATGCGGACTTCAGTGAACAAGAAAGACACCACATGGCCTTAAAAGATGCACACATGACTGACGAAGAGTTTAATAATCCTGAATTTAGAGCTGCCTGTCGAAAATTTAAATCTATTCAGGAATCAACTCGGTCAATTCGTTTATTACATGCTGCTCAAGATACAGTAGATAAGTTTATAGATTATTTCCACAATATAGATCCAGAAGAAAGGGATTTACAAACTGGAAAACCTATATTTAAAGTAAAAGATATTATGGCTGAAATTTCTTCACTATCTAAAGTTCAAGATGAATTAACAACTCTTGAATCTATGGTTAAAAAAGAAATGGCAGAATCTTCTACTTTACGAGGTGGTTATCAAGATGGTTATACTCCTAACTTTTAATTAATATGCCAGAAGAAATTAAGGAAGCTATTGTTAAAAAGAAAAGAGGAAGACCTAGAAAAACACCTCTTATTGAACTTCCTGATGAGATTCAACAAATTGTTTAGGAAGTTAAATAGAAAGAGTAGTAGGCAGAAAAATAGGAATTTGAACAAATCAAATAGGAAGTCATCAAAGAAAGTAAAGGTGGGTGGGACTTCTCTAAAGATGATGTAATTCTATATTTTGATGCCACAAAGTCCTATGAAATAACTGGTTATAAACCAATCAATAAAACATAGGGTTTAGATTTTAGACCAGAATGGTTCACTGAAACAAGAGAAGTTTTCTTAAGGACAGGCCACTATTGCTAGTTTCCTAGAAATACAAAAGCATATAATGATTTCTGGGATGAACAATACAGAAGATGTTAGAATGGTATGACAGTAAATGGTTATACAATTACTGGTGACCATTATTTCTTTCTTAATTTTTATCAACTGATGGACCTGACTTCTGCAAAGAAAGCAGGTTCATCTCGTTTATACGACTTCCCTAAATTCTTTGTCGGGCAATATGAATTCTTCCATTATGTAGAATTGGCGAAAAGATTGAGAATGAATGCTGTTCTAATGAAAGCTAGAGGTATTGGATATTCAGAAATTAATGCTGCTATTTTAGCAAATGCTTACAATAGTTTCAGAAATTCTGTGAATGTCCTTTCAGCTCAATTAGAAAATTATCTAAATAAAACTTTAGATAAAGTATGGAATGCTCTTGCTTTTCTTAATAATTATACAGATGGAGGATTCTTCAAATTAAGACAAGTATCAGACACTTACACTAAAAAGAGAGCATCTGTATACAAGATTATAAACGGTCAGAGAATTGAAACTGGTTGGATGTCTTAGATTGAAGGTATCCTTGCTGATAAACCTAACAAAATTAGAGGTGACCGTACTGACTTATTAGTTTATGAAGAGTTAGGTTCTTGGCCCAATTCAACTAAAGCTTTTATTCAGGGTGATGCTCTTGTAGGAATTTAGGGTGCTCGATTCGGTATAAAATTAGGTGGAGGTACTGGTGGTGATACTGGTGCTGCTCTTGAGGGTTTGCGTAAGATGTATTATAATACTGATGTATATGATATACTACCATACCATCACAACTATACACCAGCTGGAGATCAAGTATCTACTGCTTATTTTATTCCAGCTTATGCAATTGTAAATAGACCAGATTGTACAGATGAAAGAGGTTGGACTGATCCTGAAAAGGGTAAAGCTTATTATAATGCTGAACGTGATAAAAAAGCTAAAGATCCAAATGCTTTAATCATCTACTGTGCTGAGTACTGTTTTACAGCTGAAGAAGCTTTCTCATTAGAAGGTGAAAATAAATTTAATAAAGTTATAATTGCAGAACAATTAGCAAATATTCGTTTACACAAAATGGCTCCTAAAGTGTAGACTGGTAATTTATCATTTACATATAAGAACGGAGTTCATACCAAAGAGAATATCTCTGGATTTAGATGGGATGAATCATTTGCTGGAAAAGTTCATATTCTTGAACATCCTGTATGGACTGATTTGTACCAATCTACATTGGAGGAAGGTGAAGAACGAAGTTATGATGAAATGCATAATTTGTATATTGCTGGAATTGACTCCATTGATATTGGTGCTAAAGATACTTCTGAAAATACAGACAATCCATCTAAGTTCTGCATTGTTATAAAGAAACGAGCGTTTGGTTTAGGTGAACCTTAGTATGTAGCTTATTATAAGGATAGACCAGATGATATTCGTGAAGCATATAAAATTGCTATGTGTCTTGTATTATATTATAAGGCAATGATTAATATAGAAGCTACTCGTGTATCTATGTTAACTTGGGCAAAAGAAAAAGGTTACTATGGCTACTTTATGGCAAGACCTAAAGCAACTTATCCTGACATTAATAAGGTGGGAAAGAGAACTGTAGGTACCCCTGCAACTGCTGTAGTTATTGACCATCAAACAGATTTAATAGCAAACTTTGTTGAAGACTATGGCCATAATATTTGGTTTGAAGATATGCTTGATGAGTTAAATAGATATACTGACGAAAATAAAACTCATTTCGATATGGTTGCTGCTATGGGTATGGCTGAGCTAGGTGATGAAGAGCTAGGCAGCTTAGTGCCAACCAAAGTAGTAAAATAGGATGAGACAAGTGTACAACAAAAAGTAGGATATTACACAGATGAACGTGGATACAAACGGTGGGGAATAATTCCTAATCAAAACATTTAGATTAGGGTTACAAGTGAATTACCATCGAAAGGCCCTCGTTCAAGTGATCCTAGACAATGGGGAGCAGGATAATGATAAATATCACTTATTAGGAACATCAACTATCTAAAGAAGAAATTAATACTAGGATTAGATAGTTAATAGAAGAGTTATATGGTTGTTGTTATACAAGAAACATAACAGTAGATAAACTATATCCTCTAGGTTATAAGATCTCACTTCCTATGAGTTGTGATGAAACTCCCTTTGTAGTTGCAATTGAAGCTGAGGGAGAACAATTCTTTAAATATCTTAAAAAGGCTTTACAAGAATCTGCCTTAAGTACTATTAAATTTTTTACTTTAAGTATTACATAGGAAGCTCCAAACCCATTAGAAGAAAACATTAGAGGTGATTATTCCAATGTGCATCGAGTGAAATAGGATGAAATTACTTATGTAACTGAAGATAATAGTAATTAATGAGTTTACTTGGGAATAAACCTAATAATATTTATTTTAAGTTAAATAAAATAAATTATGGCAAAAAGTATAAGTGATGACGAATTAATCCAAAAAACGGATATAGCTATCGCAGAACTTGTTTACGATAAAGATGAGCTGCAAAAAGCATACAACTATTACAATGGCAAAAGAGATGCTGAGTAGTTCAGATACCTAGAAGAAAATTTTGGAATAGGTAATCCAACTTCAATTGAGTTTACTCCTTTGATTCGTAAGCACGTAGATGCTTTAGTAGGAGAATATTTAGGAACTCCTATACTGCCCAAAATTTCTTGCAAAGATGCTAAAACCATAAGTGCTATGACTAGAGAAAAAGAACTTCTTATTACAAATGAAGTTTATAAAACAGTTTAGAAGCATTTAAAAAGTAATCTTTTAGCCTTTTTGGAATCTGGAGATTAGGGAAAGCTTCAAGATCCTTATATTCAACAAACTCTAGATAATTTAGTAGAAGATTTAAATAATAACTTTATATCATAGTATGAAATTGCAGCACAAGATGTAATTTAGTACATAATGCAGAATCGTCAAACAGACTTCAAAACGAAATTGTGGACATTAATTAAAGACCTTTTAATTTCTGGATACACTTTCTATCAAACAGTACCTACTCCCAGTGGAAGTAATGTTGGTATTGATGTCTTAGACCCATTAAATGTATTTCCTGATAAAAATCCAAATTCTCCATACATTAAAGATTCATATAGAGTAGTTGTTCGTAAATGGATGACTAAATCTCAGATCATTAATAAGTATGGTAAAGAAATGTCTAAAGAAGATGTGAAAAATCTTAAAGACAATTGGAAAGATGCATTAGATTGGTCAGCTAGATATGCTAAAATTATGCATACTTCTGG